ATGGTCGATTACCCGCAGGTGCAGCTGCGCGACGATATGACCGCAGCAGACGTGGCGAGGATGGGGCTGAGGCCGTTTCTGTCGCTGTACCCGGCCACGACGATGATTAACTGGAAAGCCGGGCGCGTGAATAACGTCATGCAGCTGACGATGGTCGTGCTACAAGAAACCGCAACCGAGCAGGGCGACAGCGAGTTCGAGACCAGCAGCGTCGTGCAGTACCGCGTGCTGGATTTGTTCGAGGGCGTGTACCGGCAGCGCATGTTCCGGCAGACCGAGGCCGGCGACGTGCTGCTGTGGGAGGTGTTCCCGCGCATGAACGGCCAGTTGATGACGGAAATACCGTTTGTGATATTCGGGGTCGATTCGCTGGGCTGGCGCATTGAGACGCCGCCGCTGCTGGATTTGACCGAAATGAATCTGCATCACTACACGGTCAGCGCGGATTATGAGCACGGGTGCCATTTCTCGGGATTGCCGACTGCCGTAATTTCGGGCTACCAGCACACCGACGAATCCGAGCCGCTGCGCATTGGCGGCAAAGCCATCATCGCCCTACCCGACCCTGCGGCGCGCGGTATGTACATGGAGGTGCAATCGAATTTCGATGCGCTGCGCCGCAACCTGGATGAGAAAAAGGCCGAAATGGCGGTCCTGGGTGCGCGCATGCTTGAAAACCAGAAAACGCAGGTCGAGTCAGCGGAGACGATCCGCCAGCGTCAGTCCGGCGAGCAGTCATCGCTGGGCGCGCTTGCCGATATCATCAGCATGGGCGTGACCCGCGCGCTGCAATGGTTCGGGGCGTGGATGCGCGCCAGCGGCGAGATCAGCTATGCAGTAAACAAGGATTTTATCCCCTACGGCCTGACTGCGCAGGAGCTGACCGCGCTGGTGCAAGCATGGCAGTCGGGCGCAATCAGCGCGAACACGCTGCACGCGAATCTGCAACAAGGCGAGATCATCGACAGCGACACGTCGTTCGAGGAAGAACAGGAGCGCATCCGCGCCAGCACGCCGATGCTGCTGGGCGGCGTGGCTGAATAATGGCAATCAACCGGGAATTCGACGACGCCGTCGATCTACAGCTTGACCTGTTCCGCGCTGCTGCTGGCATTGAGTCCGATGTGCTGGCGATCCTGCGCCGGCTGGAGCGCGATCTGGTGGCGCATCTGGCTGGCGAGCGCCTGACCGAATGGAGCCGCAGCCGAATCAACCGGCAGATCACCGAGGTGCGCGCATTAATCCGCGAGGTGTACGGCGAGGCGGCAGCGGTCGCGCTTGAAGGCACCAGCGGGATCGGCGCAGTTACGGCAACCGCTACCGCATCGACTTTACGCGTGGCCAGTGGCGACACGGTCACGATGCTGTCGCGTGAATTCTTGGAGACGCTGGCCGGCAATGCCATCGTGCAGGGCGCGGTGCAGGCTGATTGGTGGCGCAGGCAAGGCGATGACGCTGCGTTCCGGTTTGCGCAGGAGGTGCGGCAGGGCGTGGCTGCGCAGGAAACGACGCAGACGATTGTCCGCCGGGTGCGCGATGCGCTGACGGTCACGCGGGCAAACGCTGCGGCGCTGGTACAGACCAGTGTGGCCACGGTGGCCAACGATGCGCGCCAAGCCATGTTCGATCAGAATCTGGATATCATCAAACGGTTCCGGGCTGTGGCCACGCTGGACACGCGCACCTGTACGCGCTGCGCGCCGCTCGATGGGCTGGAATGGGAGACCGACGGCACACCGATAGGCCACAATCAGCCGCTGCCACGGTATCCGCTGCATTACAACTGCCGCTGTCTGCTGATTCTGCAGGTGTTCGACACGCCGCCCGGCGGGCAACGCGCCGCGACTGGCGGGCCGGTTGCTGCCTCGCTGACGTTCGAGGGATGGCTGGAGCGGCAGACACCGGCGAAGGTCGAGGAAATGCTAGGCAAGGGCCGCGCCGAGCTGTACCTGGCAGGCAAGATCACGCTGGCCGACCTGACCAACGGAACAGGCCGACCGCTGACGCTGGCGCAGCTGCGCGCCCGTTATGAGTAATTCGCGGCAGAGCCGCATCAACGCCCGGAGGGCATACGCATGAGCACGATTGAAATCACGCAGGATGAGCTGGACGCACGAATCGCCGAAGCAGTCGAAGGGCTGCGGCAGAAAAACGAGCAGCTACTGGGAGAGGTGAAGAAACTGAAAAAGGGCCGGGATATTGATCCGGGCGAGCTACAGGCGCTGGAGTCCGAGCGGGACGAGCTGCGCAGTAAATTGACAGCCGCCGAGAAAGCGGCGAAAATTGCCACCAAAGATGCCGAGACGATCCGCAAGCAGCTGGAGTCGGAATCATCGTTTAACCAGCGCCTGCTGGTCGATAACGGTCTGACGGAAGCACTGACGAAGAACGGCGTCACAAATCCGGTTCACCTGAAAGCAGCGAAGGCGCTGCTGATGCAGGGCATCAAGGTGGAGCTGGACGGCGAAAATCGGGTCGCCAAAATGGGCGACAAGCTGCTGACCGAAGCCATCACGGAATGGGCCAGCGGCGACGAGGGCAAGCATTTTGTTGCTGCGCCCGGCAATGCTGGCGGCGGGGCTGCTGGTGGAGGTGCAGGCAACGGCGGGGCCGGAGCTGCGAAGGGCAAATTGGACGGATCACCGGCAGAACGGGCCGCCTATTTTGCTGGGAAATATGACTTTTCAGCCACATAACGCGAGGTAACACGCAATGGCTCTGACCAACATGAAGGTGTTCAACGAATACGTCCGCGAGGCGACCATCGAAACGGTTGCCCAGATGGTGGACAAGTTCAACGCTGCATCCGCTGGCGCAATCCAGCTCTCCACCACCGGCTTCGACGGCGATTTCCTGCTGAAATCCATGTTTAGCAGCCTGCACGCCGCCCAGCGCCGCGTTGATCGTTACGCGACCAACACCAGCGCATCGGCTACGCAGCTTGCGCAGCTTCAGCACGTCACCGCGAAAGTTGCCGGCGGTTTCGGCCCGATTGAATGGGAACCGTCGCAGCTGCGCTGGGTCGGCGACAATCCGGCTGTGGCTGTTGAAGTAATCAGCCGCAACCTGGCCGAAGCCATCATGAAAGACATGCTGAACGCCGGCATCTCGGCTGCTGTTGCTGCCATGGAAAACGTCGGTGCCACGGTGACCAACGATATCGGCACTGGCCGCGATCTGACCTACAGCGACATCAACAACAGCCACGCGCTGTTCGGTGATGCATCGCAGCTGCTGGTGTGCGATGTCATGGACGGCATCATGTACCACAAGCTGATTAGCCAAAACCTGACCAACGGCGCTGAGTTGTTCCAGGCTGGCAACGTGACCGTGGTCGAGATTCTCGGCAAGCGCATCGTGGTTACCGATGCACCGGCCCTGCGTGAAACGCCGGCCACCAGCACCAACGACATTAAAATTCTGTCGCTGGCCGCTGGCGGTATCGTGGTACATGACGCAGGCGATCTGGTGACCAACATCGAAACCAGCAACGGCTCGCAGCGCATCAAGACCACGATGCAGGCCGACTATACGTTCGGTCTCGGCCTGAAGGGCTACGCATGGAGCACCAGCGTCGCATCGCCGACTGATGCCGAGCTGGCCACCGGTTCCAACTGGACTAAGATTGCCACCAGCGTCAAGCACACCGCAGGCGTGCTGACTCTCGGCCAGGCTGCCTAATAACTACCTGAAGGACATTGAAGGGGTCAGCAATGGCCCCTTTTTTTTATGCTTGATTCCGCACGCTGGTCTGATCCTTTGAATTATGCGCCCGACTGGAAACAGCGCGGTCGCATCATCGCGCAATACCTGAACGGATGCCGCCGCGTCGCCGACATGGGCGCTGGCACGCATGCGCTGCGGGCGCTGCTGCGTTGCGATTACCTGCCGGTGGATGGCGTGGCGCTGAAGCCTGGCACAGTGCTGGCCGATTTCGACGGCGAATGGCCGGTCGATGTGCTGGATGGCTGCGATGGCATCGCGGTCGCCGGCCTGCTCGAGCACCTAGCAGACCCTGCGCGTTTCATCCGCCAAATTGCGCCGTTTGGCCGCGTTTGGGCTGTGTCCTACATGGACGCCGCCAAGCACAAACATCCGCTGCTGTCGCTGGCCGAGCTGGAGGCGCTGTTCGCCGATGCAGGCATGCGCGTGACTGACGGCATGATCTGGCGTCACCAGCGCGTGTACCGGCTGGCCAGATGCTGACGTGCTGGTGGAGCCGGACGCCGCAGCCTGGTAATTTCGGCGATATCCTGACGCCGGTCGTGCTGTCGCATTACGGCATCGATCACCGATGGGAGACGCGCAAGGCGGCGCAGGCGATGTGCATCGGGTCGATTATAGGCCATGCACGCGCCGGGCAGATCGTCATGGGATCGGGCGCAATGTGGGCGAATGACCGCCCGCATCCGGAGGCGCAGTATTTATGGGTGCGCGGGCCGCTGACTGCGGCGGCGGTTCAGGCGGCTGGTGGCGAGTGTCCGCAGGTTTACGGCGATCCGGCAATGCTGCTGCCGAGGATATTTCAGCGAGACGCTGACCCGGTGCATGAAATCGGGGTGTTCCCGCATTACGTTGACCTGCCGCGATTTCGGCAAGCGCCGAATTTAATCAACCCGCTGATGCCGGTTCGCGAGGTGCTGCGGCGACTGTGGAGCTGCGAGCGCATTGTATCAAGTTCGCTGCATGGTATTATTGCAGCGCACGCGTATGGCATCCCGGCGGCATGGGTGCAGTTCAGCGACAAGCTGGACGGCGATGGCACGAAGTTTCACGACCACGCGCTGTCGGTCGGGCTGTCAGGCATGCCGCTGTCGACGCTGGACGACCTGCAATTCACAACCGGGAAATACGATGACACCGCAATCGACGCAATCCTGCGCAGGATGGCCGCATAGGCTGTGCGTGCTGCGCTCTGGGGGCGATTTTCTGCCCGAGCATGTACAACGACTGGCGCGCATGGTGCCGGGTCTGGTGGCACTGTCCGACGTGCCGGTGCCTGGCGTTCCGACGATACCGCTGGAGCACGATTGGCCGGGCTGGTGGGCGAAGATCGAAATATGCCGACCTGATATCGCCGGCGACGTGTTTTACGTCGATCTGGACACGACGATCCTGCGCATGCCAGACATGCCCGGCAGTGATACCTGCCTGACCGATTTCGGCGATCCGGCGGTCATCGGGTCGGGCATGCTGTACCTGACCGAGCGAACACGGCGGGCGATGTGGGACGAGTTCATGGCGAATCCTGACCTGCGCATGCTGATGCACCAGAAGTGGCCAGCCGGAGATCAGGGATTTATGCTGCCGTTTTTACGGAATGCAAAACGATGGCAGCATCTGTGCCGGGTCTACAGCTGGAAAATTCACTGCAAGCGCGGGGTGCCGGCTGACGCTGACGTGGTTTGTTTCCACGGCAAACCGCGACCCTGGGAGGTGGGATTCTGATGCAATTCGAGCCGACAAAGCCGCTGGCTGACTTGATTATGGCGCACGCAGGCAAGCGCATCTGCGTCATGGGGGGCGGGCCGACGCTGGAGTCCGATCTGGAAATGGTCAAGGCGGACGTGTGGATCAGCGTCAACGACCACGGGGCGCGCAGGCGTGACGTGGATTACATCGTCTGTATGGACAACATCCACACGGGCAACAAGCGCGAGATGCGCCATTTCCTGCGGCAGTACAGCAACGCGCCGATTATCAGTCCCTGGCACTGGGGGCAGTACCAAATGCACAAATGGCCGGGATACCCGAAACTGTACAACTCGGGCATCATGGCGTCATGGGTCGCGTACCTCATGGGCGGGCATCCGGTCATTCTGGCTGGGTTCGACTGCTACGGTGGCGACAAGCGCATCGTGGATATGCACCGGGAGTACCTGCCGCACATCAAGGCGCAGGTGCGCGTTTGCTCTGGAATTCTGGTAAACTTGTGGCCACAATACGACCCGAAAGAGCGCCGCAGCAAGTTCGAGGTGC